CGCCCCAACGGCGATCATCATCCGAACGGCCTGCAGGTCATTGGACGCATCACCCGCGCCGAGGTTGGGCGTCTTCATATCCCATTCCTCGCCCTCGTCATGGACGATAATCGACCCGGCCGACGGCTTGTTTTTCTTGTATTTCTTGCTGACGGCCGCAACCATCCCCTTGCTGACCTTCACGAACCAATAGAACGAGCGGGCAAACGCATTCAGGCGCACCCGGTCATCGAGCATCTGCTCATAACGCAGCAGCCACGGCGTAACCGTCGCCAGATCGCCGTCACCCCACAACGCACCAACCGGCCGGTTAATGGCGTAATGCACCATCACCGCATCGGCATCGGCCGCGTCCGGGTGCGACGGCGACAGCCATACCCGCGGCTCCTCGCCGGGGCCGCGCCGCTCGTGATAGGCGATCTCGGTTTCCCAATCGTTCTCGGCCGTCTCAATTTTGATGATCTGCGACTTGGGAACAGGCCGGACGTAGCTCATGCCGTCGCCCGGATTGCGGAACAACACCAGGAACACGTCACCCGCGCGACCAATTTCATCCACAATGGCCGGCAGACGCAGCGCCATGCGGTTCTGCCGGTGCTGCCAAAACTGCCCCAGAAACCGCCCCATCTGCCCCGGCGCCTCAGGCGTAAACCCGTCGCCCAACACATGGTCGGTCGTAATCTCGATGATCCGCCGCGCCTGCGGGTTCGTGCGCCACGCGGTCAGCCCCTCGCTGTACTGGCTTTGCATGGTCGCATAATCGCGGTCATTGGCCCCCATCGAGCCGTCATGCCACGACGTGAGACCGTCGTCGGCCTTCCCAACAGGCACGGCCTCGACGGCCGCCAACTCACGACCGTCGAGGCCCGCAACCCAATTACCAATACGCTGCCAGAAGTTCATACCAGTACAACGAAAAAAGCGCCCTACCCCGCGGCGTTCGTGACGCTCACAGACGGGTAAAGGCGCTCAAGGCACTCAGTGAAATATTCAGTTGCCGCAATTATAAGGCGAACGGTTGTTCTGTGTCAAGCCGGCCGCGCAAACCGGCCGGCGGGTCGATTTCAATCACCGCCGCCTGCGGCCGATACTGCGACAGGTCGATGGTATACGGCTGCCCCCTGTCCCGAATCTCGATCAGATCGCGGTCAGGGTCGAATCGAAACAACAAACGACCGTCAGGGCCGCGCACGTCCTGGTACATCAAAATGACAACCCCTCCAGCGGATCGGCCGCCGCTATCCAATCGGATTCCGCGTCCCCATCATCGGCCAGATACGAACCGACGTAACGCAGCGCATCGAGCCGATGGTATTTCGATTTGTCGGCGATAGCCTCCAGCGGATTGCCCGATTCATCGGTCACACGGCTGTAATTCGCCAGTTCATCGAGCGCGCCGCTGCAATTATCGAAAATAGTCAGCCTGTCGGCCGCAAACAGGGAGTAGACCCGATTGATACCGACCTCCACGTCCGACACCACCGGCCGCCGAACGTGCAACCCCGCCGCCCGAAACTCGTCACGCCACTGCTGCTCCCCCGGCGCGCCGCCGAACACCTCGGCCTCGCCCGGCTCCCCTTCCAGCAGCGCCGCCGCGTGCCCCGCGGCCGTCGCCTCCCCCGCGTGATATTCCCGGTACAAATACAGCACACCGTCGGGCGCCTCGGCCAGGAAGACGGCCGCCGTATTCACCCCGCCGAAATCCAGCCCGATATAGCGCGGCCAGTCGGCAGGAACGGGAAACGGCCGGCAGGTGTGCCGTTCCACGTCGAACGCCGCATAGATCAACCCCGCCGGTCGGGTGAATCGCGCCCGATAGAACATATCAAACCGCCACGGCGGCAGCTCACGCCGCGCCCGCTCCCACTCCTCGCGCGGAAACGCCGGATTCATAACGCTCTCGAAGTGAACTAGTTCAACATCCGGGTCGGTATGTCGCTGATCCCAGAACCTCGCCTTTAGCCAGCCGTGGTAATAGGGCGTGGTCGTGATGAGCAACCGCCCCTGGTGGATGCTGAGACGGCGCACCACCGCCTCGTAGGATTCCTGCTTGAAAACCCGCTGACCGGCCTCATCGAGCCAAGCGGCCTTCACTGTGGCGCTCTCCAAACTGTCGGGGTCGCCCGCGTACCCAAACCAGATGGTCGTCTTGTACCCGCGACCATAATCACCGAACAGCCGCTTCTGCCCGACAGGGCTTACCTCATACCGGCGGGTAGGACTGCCGACATAGCGGCCGAGGTCGAGATAGTCGGTAAACAGTTTCGTGAACTCCGGCAGGGCCTTTTTATCGAGCAGGGCGAATGTAGGCGTGACGACCAGGTAGTCGCCGGGGCCGCGCTGCTTGATTTCTCGATGCAGCCACGGCGGGCCGCTGACGGTTTTGCCCCCCTGCGTGCCGCTCAGCACGACCACGAACCGGCGCTCGCTGTCCCAGGCCTGTAGCTGGCCTGAATGAAAATGATAGCGGAGCCGCCCGCTATCAGTCATCTCATAAAAACCGTCAATCGTCGGCATTGCGAACGATTTCAATTTCCGTCGCTACCTGGGCGTTCAAATCAACAGCCAGCCGGTCATTGTACTGGCCGTGATGCCGCAACAGCTTGTCGTGCGCGGCGTCGGCCGGATAGGCCTCGAACTCCGTCGTCGTCGTCGTATATTCCACATCATTGCGAACCGTCGTGCGTCGGGTAGTCTTGAACTTCTTGATAACATGCCCCTTCCCCGCCGCCCTGAGCGCGGCTATGTCCAGATTGCCGTCGGCGTCGATCCACTCCGTCATATCAAAACGCGCAATATCGGCCGTCCTGGACAATGCCTCGTCGGCCGTCATGTGGCGCTGTTTCAACCTCTCGGATATGGCAGCGGCTATTTCAGGTTTATTGAGGTTCTCAGATCCGGTGGCGTAGGCTGTATTTTCGGAATACCCCGCCGCTCGTGCCGCGGCCGTTGCGTTCCACGTGCGGAGGTACTCTTCAATGAAAATGCGTTGCTTGTTAGTAAGTGCCATCCGATACCGATTCCAATACGTGCCAAAATGAAACAACCGCGCCCATTGTAGCACGGTTGTTCCATAGGTGTAAAGACGAGTGGCTACTTCAGCCAGTTATCCACCGGCGACGCCCGCCGATGGGCATGCTCTACATCGGCCTGGGCGAGGCGTAAATAATGCTGCACCATGGCCAGCGACGAATGGCCGAGGAGCGCCTGAAGCGTGAACACATCACCGCCATTGCGGAGATACTGCACGGCGAACGTATGCCGAAACCGGTGCGGATAGACACCCGCCACACCCGCCCGCTCGCCGAGGATGACCAGCCGTTTGCGCAGCCACGAACGGGTCATCGGGCCGTCGCCGGACAGAAACAGCGGCGCGCCTGGGTCAACGTTCGGCCGCTCCTGGAGATACCGCCACAGCGCGGGCCGCGAATGGTCGCCGAGCCACACGACGCGGCTCTTGCCCCCCTTGCCGTCGAGTATTTCAATCCGACCGCTGGGCAAATGCGCGTCCCCCACAGTCAGGGCGACCAGTTCCCCGGCCCGAATGCCCGTGTCGAGCAGCATGAGGAGGATCGCCCGGTCGCGCAGCTCGTGGATGAAATACGCATTCGACGTGGCCCGTCCACGCCGTCGGGCCTGAGCCGCATCGAGCAGCCGCTTAACCTCCTCGGCCAAAAAGGGCACCTGCTCGGCGTTTTGGACCTTCGGTCGCGGCACCCTGCCGGCCATCGGGTCGGGCATGTCCATCGTAAGCGCAGTCCAGCGCCAAAACGATTTGAGCGCCGTCCAGGCGTTATAGACGCTCTGGGACGACAGCGGCCCTGTATCGCCATTGGTGCGGACAGGCCGGTAGTCCTCGCGCAGCCAGGCGAGAAACGCCGTCAGGTGCTGAGGCCTCACCTCCTCTATCAGCGGGTCATCGGCCCAGGCCGCGAACTGATTCAGATAGTGCCGATAGAGCGAGAGCGTCGCCGGGCGCAACCCCTCGGCCAACTTGAACAACAAAAAGCCACTAATCGCATCCGACATTCGCATGACAGCCTCCACTGAGCCGGCCGCCAATCTGCGGTTTTTACGTAGATTAACGGCCGATAGCGTCGGCGTTTGCGTGCGTCCGTCAGGCTTGTCTTCAAAATAAGTGGCCGGCTACGCATAGTAGGCGGCTGTGGGTTCGACTCCCATCCGCTCCCGTCAATCGGCGATTCAGGCCGGACGGGTAGCCGGTTGCGCAAGACTGACGGCCGGTCGCATTCGCCGACGATAACGGGCGGGCCACTCATCCGGTTAGGGCAAAAAACCGGTCGGAAGCGGCCTCCAATCTTAAA